CAACAAAGAAGCAATGAAACGGTATCAACTCAAGCACCAAGAACGCTACAGAGCATATCAAGTCAAATATAAGGCTGCGAATAGACAAAAGCTCTTAGAGTACCAAAGAAAGTATTATTACGAAAAGATACGCCCAGAACGTAGAGAGAAGGCTAGGATGAGGATTTTAAAAAAATTTACTGTCAGAAAAGCTGCCCAATCCGCAATGCCAAGGCAGTTTCTATATTAGATTAAAACTTGTAAACTTTTTTAACCATAACATTGATTATCAGACGCAATCAAATTACCAAGGATCAAAATGATAACCTCAAGTAATGATGCTATTTGGTGGATAGAGCCGCCTGAAGGTAAAGAATTTAAAGAATGTCCTTTGTGTAAAAATATAATGATTGATGACGGAACTTCTAAAAATTGTATTTATTGTGAGATAAATAAAAAGGAAAATTATCAAGGCGAAAAATGAAAGAAGATTGGATTAAGATAAATCCTTTTCCTGAACATAATGAAAAATGTGACATATTACTGAAAAATGGAACAGAAATCAAATCTTGTGTTTGGGATTCAATGGATAGAGATTTTCATAAAATTATAGATAAAAATTATTTCTTTCACGAATTGAACTCGATTGATTCATGGAAGAAAACACAATGAGGAACATAATGCAAACACTTGACAGCCCAGATAAAATCATCACCGAACAAGTCGACAAACTCCTAACGGAATTTTCCGTTCCTTACTTTATGAGAAAACTCCATATGTCACACAAACAAGCTGAAAAACATATGGTAGGAAAGAAGGCGACGAATTCTTGGGACGTTAGGAGGGATTAGATGCCTGAGTGCAAAGATTGTGATTCGTATGCATGTGATGAATGTGGACATTGTAAATGTGAGGAAAATAAGTGGATTAGCGTAAAGGATAAATTGCCAGAAGAAGATGAAGAAGGATATTCTGTTACTGTATTAATTTCAGATGGGAAAAATATATCCATAGGATATTACGAGTTCGAATATTTTGCAAAAGACGATGAAGATCCCTGCTTATATAGCTCTGATTGTTGGCATGATGATGGTATCGCAATCACTAAATGTAATGGCGGATATGGGGAAGTCACTCATTGGATGCCACTACCATTATTACCAAACAAAATCCAGATCATTGCTGATAATCCAAAAGATCAAGAAATAGCAAATCAATACATTAAGGTTTTGAATTACATTGAAAGGAATAAATGATTAGACTTATAGCACTCCCGGCATTGGTTACTCTCATAAGCTTTTGCACAGATTTGTACTTACTCAAACGTAAAACCTATTGGAAATATCCTGCAATCTTCTTTTCGTGCTCTATGCTGCAATATTGCATTTTAAACACCGCAGAAGCTAATCCTTACTATTACGAAGCTATTACAGATAACGAAAGAAACGACTTCAAAAAGAAATCAAAATGGCATTTCGATAGAGGCACAAAGTGTTTTAATGACGCTTATAACTCATGTCTACTCATACCAAATGCCGATGATAGAGACATCGCAAAACAATTGATTGCCACCTGCCTATGGTCTATAGGTCAAGGCACAATTAGGTCTACTGCTATTATGGTACTCCTGCAATCTCTAGCTACATATAGTTTTTATGTGTACGAAAACTACTACGAAATGGAGCGTTTGTATAATGAATCCAAATATCACTTCGAAATGCATGATTTTTATTTTAGACTGAGCAACCACGCAAATTGAAAAACCTACTGATGCGACTCAGCAGGTTTTAATCCCTAGCACAGGTTTTGAACCTATAATATCTTTCGATATTCACTTTTTCACGATTGACTAACGAGATCCATGATGATTTTATCAAAAGTTATCTTTATTTTCAATGACACATAAATCAGGTGGCATAATATTTTTTAGAATCAACACTGTTTTTATTACAGAAACATCCTTTTCGATTGCATTAATCTTTTCATTCAAATTCCAAAAACATAGTGCAAATGTTCCTAAAATAGCTATCGTATCAGCATGTTTTTTAAACCATTCCATTTATTTTTCTCCTCTTTGATTCATAAGTTTTTCTTCGATTGCTTCAGTAATCCAAAATTGCAAGCTCACAGGCTCTTTGCAAGCTTCATTCTTTATTTTGTAATGTAACTCCGGAGATAACCGGAGTACAAACATTTTTAATTTATTTTCCATAATAATAACCTGATTCCTTTACGTATGTTGTATATCCATTTGTTTGCATATTATCAGCCAAAAAATCAGCATGTTCTTTTTCAAACTCTCTTCCGCAAGTACTCCATTTTCCGTCTTCATACATTCTAAAAAACAACTTATAGTACAATGTAGCGCCTTTTTTAGGAGTTGAATATATTTTATCTAGTGTTAAATGTGTTGTCATGATTTTTTCCTTAAGTGTTTTGGTTTATGATATCATCATAACATATATGATATATATATGCAAGCGATTTTCTCACTTATTTTAACAATCCTTGATTAAAATAATGAATTATATATAGTATTGATTTTAACAGGAGAAATAAAAAATGTCAGGAGGAGCACCAAGAACTCATGATCGAAGTAAAGTTGCACAAGATTTAATTGAATGGGCTCAAAGAGAAACTAGCATAAATCTGTGTGCATTTTGCAGAGAATACAAAGTTAACGCAAGCCCTGTTATTCGTTGGGCAAAAGAAGATCCGGATGAGTTCGGTCAAGCGTATGAGTATGCTAAGCTATGTTTGGGAGAAAGAAGAGAAAAAATGCTCAAAGATAATCTCATCCATGTTAAAGCATATGACCTCAATGCTACTACATACGATCTGTTTATGCGAGATGAGAGACGTTCACAAGCTGAATTTGAAAACTCAATAAAGCAGATAGTTGCTGAACCAGTCTATAAAAATGATGAGGTAACTGCTTTAAGGCATGAACTTATGTTCGAAAAAGCAAAAACATTAAGACACGAGGAAAATGACAGAAAATCTCAAGCCGATTCCGTCAATACAAAGCCATAAACAAATTCTTAGTTTTGATGAATCTAATCATCGTTTTAACATATGGGTAGGTGCTGTTAGTTCTGGTAAAACATGGTCTAGCATTGAAAGATTAATTCATGATCTAAAATTTGGTCCTCCTGGTGATGCTATGATCATAGGAGTTAACCGAACATCTATTCAACGAAATATATTGAAACATTTATATACTCAAATAGGTTTCCCATGTCCGTCAGAGAAATCTCAACAAAGTACCCTTTATGGACGCACTGTGTGGTTTGTGGGAGCTCCAGACGTGAGCGCAGTATCAACGATACAAGGTTCTACCCTGGCTCTTGCATATGTAGACGAGGCTACAAATCTCCCAGAGCCATTCTGGAAGATGTTAGAAAGCAGGTTAAGAGTACCCGGAGCAAAACTATTAGCGACTTGCAACCCTGAAGGTCCAGCACATTGGCTTAAAAAAGACTATCTTGATAATAAAGCTTTAGATTTGGTTTCTTGGAGCTTTAACCTTGAAGACAACCCAACACTCGACGAAGCATACAAACAACAACTGAAAGCCTCTTATACAGGTATGTGGTATAACCGTTATATACTTGGAGAATGGGCTCTAGCGCATGGGGCGATATATGATTGCTACGATAAGGACAACGAATATCAAAATGATTATCCAACGCCTAACTATTACATCGTTGGCGTGGATTATGGTACAACAAATGCAACAGCAGCTGTACTTTGTGCAATATCGCCTAATAGGTGGCCACAAATACGAGTGGAAGCTGAATATTACTATGATTCAGCTAAGAAAGGAAGATCTAAGACCGACCAAGAACTTGTCAAAGATATTAAGGATTTCATTGGTTATAAGAACGTATCAGCTGTTTATGTTGATCCTGCTGCAGCTTCCCTTAAGATTGCCCTACGCCAAGCAGACTTGCCAGTTCTTGATGCAAATAATGACGTCTTACTCGGTATTAAGATCTGTTCAAAGTTTATTGGAGGAAAAAATATCTTAATCCACAAAAGCTGTACAACATTACGAGAACATATCCAATCTTATGCTTGGGATTCCAAAGCAGCCGATAGAGGTGAAGATAAGCCAGTTAAGAAGAATGACCACGTTTGTGTAACTGGTGACACTCTAGTGCAAACTCGTTTAGGAACTTGTCAAATAAAAAGTTTGATAGGATGCAATAATACAGAAGTTTTATCTTATAATGGTGAATATTTTGGGTGGGGACAAGCTAAAAATGCACAAAAAACAGGGGAAAACAAAAAAATCTTAAAACTTACACTTGAAAATGGAAAAATTCTCAAAGCAACACCAGATCATAAAGTATTGACAAAGCGTGGATTCATTGAGATACAATTTCTATTGTCAGATGATGAGGTTTTGTGTTATGATTAGTGTATGGAACACAAATTTTATTATGAAAAAAAGTTTTATGAAGATAAGAAAACAGGCTACTGGATTTCTACTACTTGCCCAAAGATTAGAGCACATGTTTGGGTTTGGAAACACTATTATGGTGAGATAAAGAAAGGTTTGCATGTACATCATATTGATTGTGATAAATCAAATAATGAAATATCAAATCTTGAAGTTTTAACAGTCAAAGAACATATATCAAAGCATTCGAATGAACAAAGAACAGCAGCAATTAAGTTACATATCGAAATGATTAGACCTTTGACAAAGGCATGGCATGCAAGTAAGGAAGGTTTAGAATGGCACAAAGAAAATGGTTTAAAGACTTGGGAAAATCGAGAGGAGATTGAGATTGAATGCAAACAATGTGGGAAAAAATCACAAACAAAAACATATCACCAAGATTTTTGTTCCAATAAATGCAAGTCAGCCAACAGAAGGAAATTGGGATATGATGACATTCAAAGGGATTGCATAATTTGCAAATTAAAATTTAAGGTTAATAAATATGCAAAAACAAAAACATGTAGCAGGGCATGCGGGTGTATACTCCGCAATCAAAAGTATTGAAGAATGTGTCGAGGAAGATGTTTATTGCTTATCCGTTCCATCAACAGGTAATTTTGTTGCAAATGGGATGGTGATAAAAAATTGCGATGCTTTAAGATACGCCATATGTTCTGCATTTCCAAGAGGTGAGTTTGCTCATCCTGATGAGAATATATCTTATGATTTATTACGAAAGAAAGCGTTTGGAACCGATGAAACTAACATTATGGGAAATGATATTGGTGGATATTTCTAATTATGATAACTTAAATATTTAAATATATATAGGTGAATGAATGCCGTCATATGAATCGGGTCAATACTCTCTAGGTTATATCGATCCGTCAGATGTCAAAGCTAAAGATTTAAAGCAAATGCAGGATTGGTTTTATCAAACCAATTACACAGCTAATAGTACTCTTTGGATGCAAGGAGCTATTGACAAGCGCTTTAAAGTTGGCGATCAAAACCTTTATAATACAGCTTTTGGACAGAGTTCTCAAAATTACCAGAAATTTTTTTTCAACTTGATTAGACGTACAGAAAGTATGATCTGTGGTTATCAGCGCAAGAATCGTAAGTCTACCATCACAATTCCTATTAGCGAACAAGATGACCCTTTAGCAGATGATTACAACAAAGTAATGCGTTGGTGTGATGATAGAGATGGTTTTCAAGAATATCTATCACAATCATTTGAAGGCGCTTGCGATACGGGCGAAAACCTATTGCATTTATATCCAGATTATACCCTAGACCCTATTTCAGGGGATCTTTTTACTGATAATGTTCAATATAATAA